TGCCCAGTGTGGCGCCTATTCACTGGGCTTAAAGCACCTCACAGGCCTCTCTCCGACTGGAGCAGCAGTGGTACTAGCCCGCCGCTGTGGCCGCCCCAACGTGCACTACATGAACGAAGACGAGCTGGTACAAGCCGAAGACAACTTCCTGGAACGCGTCCGCATCTACTTCGAAAACCGCCATTCATAATGTGTAAACCTGCCATTCATAATCATGCTTGGAGCATTACTAATCTGCGCCGGCATTCTTGTTGCCCTATACGGCCTATCACTGGTACTACCTGACAAGGAACCAGACGGCACCACAAGACCCGGCCTAAAACGCAAGCGCTAGCCCTGTCCCTGGCACACATGCTGAGTCTTACTGGTACACATGTTGAGTCCTATAGTCAGTCTCGTGAGTCTCACTCACAGGTATAAAAAGGTGACCGATAGCTTGGAACTACCGGCCAGCCTGGTTCACCACCTAGGCAAAAATACTTAGCCTTCTGTGGCTGGTGCTGTTGCTTCGATCACATAGACAGGCCTGCCCAACAGGTCAGGTAGGTCTAAGCGCTGGAGTGTTACCAGACCCCGCCTTTCCAGGCCTTTTGCTGACTGGAACGATTTACAGTCTGTCGGCAGAATCCGGCGGCCACTTTTGCGCACAGCTGTCAGTAGGTTGCGTTGGCGCGTTCTTAGTCCCGTCATGGCTTGGCCGGTGCGTTTTTTGCGGTTTGGCTGGTGCGTTGTTTGCGGGATGGCTGGCGCTTGCCTTTGTTGGTGCGCGGCGTCTTTTGCTTTTCCGCAGGTTCAACTTGCGGATTTTGCGGAAAACCTCCAGCGGCCAGAACCTGTTCAGCGGTAAGCGTCTGCTGGCTCACACTGGCACGTTGCAGCACTTCCTCAAAAGCTGCTGCTTGGCGCAACTGCTGCTGGCGCTTGTGCAGCTCGGGCAGGGTTTCTAGGTGCCAGCGGCTCGAGCCTATTTTGCTGGCTTCCGCGCGATTCTCACTGAGCCACGCCAGGATCTCATCCCCACAAGGGTGGTTCTGCGCGAGCCAGAGCTTATCCGCGAATTCGATAGTTAGGCGACGCCTAGCCTCCCGCTCCTCATCCCTGGAACGCTTGCGCTCTCGCTGTGTTGCCCACTCTCCGTTTGCCATGGTACGGCGATAGTTGAACCCTCACACAATACAGCCAAGGTCAATCCCGCCAGCCGATTTGTTAAGTGATACAACACAGCGGCATGAGCGGCTGGCGCGTCCCGCACAATGGCGGAACACACCTAGGGAGACGATCCCACCATGAAACACCGCACAATCCACCCTGCAGAGTTTGCCGGCTGGCGTCCCTCTATGGTTGACGCCGAATTGTGGCAAACGATCCTATGGGCCACGACCGATAACAACGGCGAACCGCTGGAACGCCACCACGACTTAACCGCAGCTTGGCGGGAGGATATGGAGGCGCTGAACGCGCAGTTCTACAGCTGGCGCGATCTCGCCGACGACGTGATGATCAGTCACGGCCTAGGCGAACTGGCGCTAGAGGATCTGCTAGGCGCCGACCGTGTGGAACGTTCCTACATCTTGGCGCGTGACGGCCACGGCGTCAGCATGGCCGATGGCTGGAACGATGGCCCCGAGCGTGACTGCTGCCTAGCGCTGGAATCGCTAGCGGTGCAGCAGGGTGAGATCGGCGCCTATGCGGGAGATGACGGCCGAATCTATTTGGCTTGCAACGCTTGACGGTTTGCCGTTTCCCGTTCTACACTCACACACGAGACCCAACCCTAAGGCTCAAACCATGACTCGTTACAACTCCGACAAGCTGGCGTCATTCCCTTGGATCGTCAGCACTGACACGCTGCGCACCGATCACCTAGCGGATGCGTACCTCGGTGCTTTTGACCGCTTGGGGCAAGACGTGCCGGAACCGTTCCGTTCCGATTTGCAGCAGTGTGCTGCCTACGCTTCGGACCTTATCGGGCCGGAACCCTGCGACGCTTGGGAGATTGCGACCGCTTGGGCTTTTGACCGCTTAGAAGAGCTGGCACCCACCGGCTTCTGCTTTGGCGCGTCAGAAGGTGACGGCGCTTGCTTTGGCTTCTGGCTATCTGAAGATTGGGCTGAGGCATTGGAAGAGAGCGGCATCGATTGCGAGGATCCAGCTAACACGGCTGAGCTGATCCAGGCTTTTGTGGATCACAGCATTGGAGCCGATCAGCTTTGCGATGCCTACTGCGGCACTGCTGACGGTTACAGCGAGCAACAGGCTGGCGCGGACTACGCTCAAACGCTGGCGGATGACATCGGCGCGATCAACCGAGAACTGGCATGGCCGCACACTTGCATCGATTGGGCGGAAGCTTGGCGCGAGCTGGAGATTGGCGACGGTTACAGCCTGATCCGCGAAACTCTCAGCAGCTGGCACGTCATTCGCAGCGTGTGAGCTGGCGCCGCTACCGATCAACGGCCCGGCCTAGTTGCCGGGCTTTTCTGGCTGGGTTCCTAACGCCGGTCTGACACGTTACCATGGGTGAAACAGTTTGTGACTGTAACCGTGTCGGATTTTGAAGCCCAAAGTGTAGAAAATGCAGCCGATCTAGAGCTGGATCAGCTGGACGAGCAAACACCGCGACCATACGGAAAACGCAATCCCTACGCGTATATCGAACAGCGGCAACAGCGGCTCTACCGGCGGCAGCTGGATGGTCTGAGCGCACGGCAGCTCGTACTAGAACACGCTGAACGTGAGGGCTGCTCTGTAGCGACCGCTTGGCGTGACTGGGAAGTGGTGAACAAGTGGAACAGCGAAGATTGGGCAAAGGATAGAGAGAATATGCTCGCTAGATTGCAAACAATGCGCGTCAAGTTGTTTAACGCTTCTATGCGCAAAGGGCAGTTACAAACTGCCGCGCAGATTCTTGACAGTTTGGGTAAGGTCGTTAATGAGACAGGCATCGAACAGCAAGCGATTTCGGCACCCCAGCTCAATATCACGATTGACAGCAAGCGAAACGGCTAGCTGCTCGCGCTTTGCCGCGTGATCCTGTATACTGTGTAAGTTAACAACGCACATCAAGCCATGATCCGTCCAATCCGTCTAGTCCTTGCTGGCGCCTTGCCAGTGCTGCCGCTGCTTTTGTTTTTGCTCTAGCCGCGCGTTTAACCTCTGCGGGAATGAGAATCGTTCTCAAACCCGCTCGGGGGTAACGTCCGGCGATAGTTCAGGTGTATCAGCGCCCAGGGAACCTACTGACAAATCCTCAATTTCTTCTACCCTTACACACAGGGGGCAGGGGTTCTTTTTCTGTACTACCTTAGAAAGTACCCACCTACATATAAATGCCCGAAGCGGCTGGAACACTCAACCTCAGATACGCCCAAGGGGAAGTATTTAGTAGCCGAAAACGCTTCCGCGTGCTTGTTGCAGGCCGCCGATTCGGCAAAAGCTACCTTTCATGCATCGAATTGCTGCGTGGAGCGATCGAACGCCCGGGCGAAACCTTCTTTTATGCGGCCCCGACCTACCGCATGGCGAAGGACATCGCCTGGAAAGTAATGAAAAAGCTAGTCCCCAAGGCCTGGATCAAGTCAAAAAACGAAACGGACCTAAAAATCGAGCTAGTAAACGGCAGCACGATCGAATTAAAGGGCACGGAAAACGCAATGGCACTACGGGGCCGCAGTTTGGCGGGCGTGGTACTGGACGAAGCGGCCTTCATGTCCCCCGAGGTCTGGTTCGAGGTAATCCGCCCGGCCCTAGCCGACAAACAGGGCTGGGCACTCTTCATTTCCACCCCAGACGGCACCGCCAGCTGGTTCTACGACCTCTGGTGTTACGCAGACGAAGGCGACGACGACTGGCACCGCTGGCAATTCACCACTATCGAGGGCGACAACGTACCAGCCGATGAAATCGAAGCCGCCCGAGGCCAACTCGACCCTCGAACATTCCGCCAAGAATTCGAAGCAAGCTTCGAGAACCTATCCGGCCTCGTCGCCATCTCCTTCGGAGACGACAACATCAACAAGGAGGTCCAAGACCTACCCGTTTTACCACTACTAATCGGCGTGGACTTCAACGTGGACCCGATGTCCGCCGTCTGCGCAGTGAAAAAAGGCGACGTGCTCTGGGTCTTCGACGAAATCATCATGACCGGCGGCGCCACCACCTGGGACCTCTGCGAAGAAATCCAAACCCGCTACGGCGTGGAGCGCCGAATCATCGCCTGCCCGGACCCCACGGGCGGCGCCCGCAAAACCAGCGGCGTCGGCGCCACCGACCACAACATCCTCCGCAAATCCGGCTTCACCGTCTCCAGCCCCCGCAACCCCTGGAAAATCCGCGACAAGATAACCTGCGTCAACACCGCCCTCCTCGACGCCACTGGAACACGCCGCCTCTTCATCCACCCCCGCTGCAAGGAACTAATCAAATCCCTCCGCACCCTGACCTATGCCCCCAACACCGGCCTCCCCAACAAAAACCTGGGCGTGGATCACGC